CTGCCAGAGTTGCGCAGCACGTGCGATTGCCCGCAGCCCGGCCGCGTTCGAGGCACTGAGCGGTGGCGACCGTGCGCAGCTGAGCGCGATGGTTGACCACATCATGGGCGCCACAGATCGCGCCGAGGCTGTGCGGATGGTGCGGGAGTGGTTCAGGCACAAGGAGGCCACGGCATGAGCAAGCGCAAAGGCGGGCAGGCGAGCACGTACACCACATGGGCCGGGGAGACGATCTGCGCCGGCCTGGCTGAGGGGCATTCGCTGCTGTCGATTTGTGAGGCGACGGGGATCAGCTATGAGGCGGCGAAGAGGTGGGAGAGCGATGTCGAGGAACACGCAACCAACTCCACCCGCGCGCGCGCGATTGGATGCCATGCGCTGGCCGAGCAATGCCTTGCCATTGCCGATGATGCCGAGCGTGATTTCGTCCCCGTGGCGGGCTTCGATGACGAAGACGGGAAGGCGCCGAAGTCATTCAACAGCGAGCACGTCCAGCGCTCCAAGCTGCGCATCGAGACCCGCATGCGCCTGATCGGTAAGTGGCTGCCCAAGGTCTACGGCGACCGCACCACGCTGGCCGGCGACCCGGAAGCGCCGCTGTACGCTCAGATGAGCGACGAGCAGCTCGCGGCCAAGATTGCAGCGCTGCAGGCCAAGGTGAATGGCAAAGCGTAGGGACATGGAGCAACTGGCCGCCCTGCTGGAAGTGCAGGCTGCGCGCCAGAAGTCGGTGCTTTACCGCGCCATCTTCGGCGGCCTGTACGACTGGCAGGCCGACTTCATCCGCCAGACCGCGACCCATTCGCAGTGCTGCCTGATTGCGGCGAACCGCATCGGGAAGACCTACCTCGGCACGTACATGGACGCGATCCATGCGCTGGGGGACTACCCGGAAGACTGGCCCGGCCATCGCTTCGACCATGCGCCGCTGATCTGGTGCCTGGGCTACAGCGGCGAGAAGACGCGCGACCTGTTGCAGAACCCGCTGGCCGGGCGCAAGAACGGCGACACGTTCGAGGGCGGCATCATCCCGGCCGACCGCATCGCGGGCTATGAGTCAATGACCGGCACTCCGAACGCGGTGCGCACGCTCTTCGTCAAGCACAGCAGCGGCGAGATTGCGCGCATCCAGTTCTGGAGCTACAGCCAGGGCCAGCACGCGCTGATGGGTGATGCGGTGGACTGGTTCCATGTGGACGAGGAGCCGCGAGACTCGGCCATCTTCCCCCAGGTGCTGGTGCGGACGGCCAGCGGCGACAACGGACGCGGAGGCCGCGGCATCCTCACCTTCACGCCCGAGAACGGCCGCACCGAGCTGGTGATCCAGTTCATGGACAACGCCAGCCGGGCGCAGTTCTGCATGCAAAAGGGATGGGACGATGCGCCGCACCTGAACGAACAGGTGAAGGCCGATCTGCTGGCCAGCTTCCCGGCGCACCAGCGCGAGATGCGGACAAAGGGCGTGCCGATGCTGGGCCACGGCCGCATCTACGACATCGCGGAGGAGGAGATCACCTGTGCGCCGTTCGCCATCCCGGCACACTTCCGCGTGATAGACGGCATGGACTTCGGGTTCGACCACCCGCAGAGCCAGGCGCAATTGGTGCACGACACCGAGGGCGAGTGCTTCTATGTCACGAAGGCATGGAAGAAGGACAAGATCAGCCCGAGCGAGGCATGGGGCGCCGTGAAGACCTGGGCTGCCAATGTGCCCACGGCGTGGCCGCTGGACGGACTGCAGACCGAGAAGGGCAGCGGCAAGCAGCAGAAGGCCTACTACGTCGAGGCAGGGTTCAAGCTGCTGCGCGAGCATGCGACCTGGCCGGACGGCTCAAACGGCGTGGAGGCCGGGCTGTTCGAGATCCGCGACCTGATGCTCAAGGGGCGGTTCAAGGTGTTCGCTGTCCTGCGCGACTGCTTCGATGAGTTCCTGCAGTACCACCGCGACGACGCCGGGCGCATCGTGAAGACCCGCGACGACATCCTGGACGCGGTGCGGTACGCCTACATGGTGCGGCGGCATGCGGTTGCGTATGGCGAGGTTGGCAAGCCCAAAGCCCCGGCCCCGGTGGTCCCGCTGCCAATGGTCAACCACTACGCCCGCCGATAGAATCGCCACCAACGACCGGCCCAGCGCCGGCCCGCTGAGACTCTGAGCCGCCAGCAGCTCGTCAACCCGCACAGGGGGCGACACATGGCGCGCGAGAGCAACGAGAGCCGGCTTAAGACGATCCACGCGGAGGCGCTGGCCGAGTTCGACGAGATACAGAAGGCGGTGTCCGACGAGCGCATGCAGTGCTTGGAAGACCGCCGGTTCTACTCGATTGCCGGCGCACCGTGGGAAGGCCAGCTTGGCGACCAGTTCGCCAACCGCCCGCGCTTTGAGTTCAACAAGGTGCACTTGTCGGTGATGCGGATCATCAGCGAGTACCGCAACAACCGCATCGACGTGGACTTCACGCCAAAGGACGGCGCCACCAATTCAGACCTGGCCGACGTGTGCGATGGCCTGTACCGCGCCGATCAGCAGGACTGTGGCGGCCAGGAGGCCACGGACAACGCCTTCGAGGAAGCCGTTGGCGGCGGATTCGGTGCCGTGCGCCTGCGCTGCGCCTACGAGGACGAGGACGACGACGAGAACGAGCGCCAGCGCGTCCGGCTGGAGCCGATCTATGACGCCGACAGTTCGGTTTTCTTCGACCTGGGCGCCAAGCGCCAGGACAAGGCCGATGCGCGGCGCTGCTTCGTGCTCACGGCCATGGCGCCGGCTGTGGCCGAGGAAGAGTTCGGGCACAACTTCGCCTCATGGGACAAGTCCGTGTCGCGCGCCGAGTTCGACTGGTGCACGCCCGATGTGGTCTACGTGGCCGAGTATTACCGGGTCGAGGAAACCAGCGAGGTTGTCCACATCTTCCGTGGCCTGGATGACGTGGACATGCGCGTGCCAGATCACGAGTTCAAGGAAGACGAGACCAAGCTGGAGACCCTGCTGGCTACCGGATTCCGCAAGACCGGCGAAAAGCGCATCAAGTCGCGCCGCGTGCACAAGTACATCCTGAGCGGCCTCAAGATCGAGGAAGACGAGGGTTACATCGCCGGCAAGTGCATCCCCATCGTGCCGATGTACGGCAAGCGCTGGGTTGTGGACAACGTAGAGCGCTGCATGGGCCATGTGCGCCTGGCCAAGGACGCGCAGCGGCTCATGAACTCGCTGCTGTCGTGGCTGTTCGACATGGCGGCCCGCTTCGATGTCGAGAAGCCGATCATGACGCCCGAGCAGATCGCCGGGCATACCGAGCAGTGGGCCGATGACAACGTGCGCCGGTATCCGTACCTGCTGGCCAACCTGCTCAAGGACGCGGACGGCAACCCGATCCCAGGCAGCCAGGCCCCTGTGGCTTACACCAGGGCGCCGAACGTGCCGCCGGCCATGGCCGCGCTGATCCAGATCGCCGGCCAGTCGCTGGACGAGCTTCTTGGCAGCCAGCAGGCCGGGGAGCAGGTTGTCGCCAACGTGAGCGCCAAGGCGGTGGAGCTGGTGCAGAACCGGCTGGACATGCAGACCTTCATCTACATGAGCAACGCCGCGAAGATGTTCAAGCGCATCGGCGAGGTGTGGCTGAGCATGGCGCGGGAGGTGATGGTCGAGGACGGCCGCAAGGCCAAGACCGTGACCTCGGACGGCAGCATCGACACCGTGACGCTGCGCCAGCCGATGGTGAACGACGACGGCGAGCAGTACACCGCCAACGATCTGACCGAGGCCAGCTTCGACGTGTGGGTGGACGTGGGGCCAAGCAGCGGCACCCAGCGCAGCGGCACCGTGCGTGCGCTGACCGGCATGGCCAGCATCACCACCGATCCGCAGCAGAAGAACGTGCTCCTGGCAGCCGCCATGATGAACATGGAAGGCGAGGGCATCGGCGACGTGCAGGACTGGTTCCGCCAGCAGCTCGTGCGCCAGGGCGTGGTGAAGCCCACCGACGACGAGATCGCGGCCATGCAGAAGGAGCAGCAAGGCAAGCAGCCCGGCCCGCAGGATCAGTACATGCTGGCCGCAGCCGAAGAGGCCCAAGCCAACGCCGCGCAGTCGCGGGCCAAGACGGTGGACACCATCGCAGCAGCGGATCTGAAGCGGGCTCAGACGCAGAAGACGCTTTCAGAGACCGCCGGCCAGCCGCACGCCGAAACGCTGGCCACCATCGAGGTGCTGCAGCGGCTGCTGGACGCTCAGCACAGGCAGCAGGGGCCGCGAGGCCTCCCAGGCATGCAATAGGGCGGCCCTATCGCATTTGCGCTTGCCTATAGGTTGCCGCTATGATATGGCCGCTTGACTTCAAAGGCTGCAATGCAGACTGACACCGACACCAGCGTGATCGAAGACCCTGCAGTGGCGCTTGATCCGCCTGAAGGCACCGACACCAGCGGCGAGACGCCTGCCGGTGCTGAGCATGCCGAAGGTGGCGCACCAGGTGGCGCACCAGGTGGCGAAGACGATCTCGACGGTGTTGTGGTCACCATCGGCGACGAGCAGCCGGCCCCGGAAGACACCGAGCAATCGGCGCCGACGTGGGTCAAGGACCTGCGCAAGGCCAACCGGCAGAAGGACCGCGAGCTACGCGAGAAGGATGCCGAGATTGCGCGCCTTCGCGGCGCCGGCCAGCAGCAGCAGGCCGTGGTCCTGGGCACCAAGCCCACGCTTGAATCGTGCGACTTCGACGGCGAGAAGTTCGAGACCGAACTGACCGCATGGCATGACCGCAAGCGCACCGTTGAGCAGCAGGCCCAGCAGGCGCAGGAAGCCGAGGCCAAGGCCCGCAGCGAGTGGCAGAAGCGCCTGGACGCCTTCGCGGCCGGCAAGACTGCGCTCAAGGTCAGGGACTACGACGACGCCGAGGCCTCGGTGCAGGAGCACTTCAACACCGTGCAGCAGGGCGTGATCCTGGACGGCGCCGAGAACGCGGCGCTGCTGGTCTACGCGCTGGGCAAGAACCCTGGCAAGGCCAAGGAACTGGCGGCCATCACCAACCCCGTGCGATTCGCGTTTGCGGTCGCCAAGCTGGAGGCGCAATTGAAGGTCACCGAACGCAGGGCCGCGCCTGTCCCCGAGCGCGTGCTTCGCGGCAATGCGCCGGCCCAGGCCTTCACAGACAAGAAGCTCGAGGAACTGCGCCAGCAGGGCCTTGAGTCCGGGAACATGGATCGGTACTTCGCAGCCAAGCGTGCGGCCCAGGCCAAGCGCGCGTAACTGCAACCCAGGAGCGCGGCCACACCGCGCCGGAATCGCCCACCGCAACGGGCAGTGACTGCGGCAGCCATCCAGCCAGGCAAGTGGATGAGAAACGAGGCGCACACGCGCCAGACCTTCTTCATCAATTTTTGCAAGGACTGCAATCATGGCCAATGCACTCGCCCGCGACCTCGAACTGATGTTCGAGAACTTCGTTGAAGGCTTCGACGCGAACTGCGTCATCAGCCGCGAAGCCGAAACCTCCTACCCCAGCGCCTCCGCCATGCAGCGGGCCGGCGATACCTTTTACAAGAAGCAGAGCTACCACGCCGACATCGTGACCGGCCTGGACGTGTCCGCTGCCACGCCGACCGACGTGATCGAGCGCTTCGTGCCGACCGTGTACCGCAGCCCGGACAACGTGGTCTTCTACCTGGACGCCAAGGAGCTGCGCGACCAGGACCACATGAAGAAGATGGGCGCGGCCTCGGCCCAGCGCCTGGCGGCCGAAGTGGACAAGAACCTGTACGCGCAGGTTGCTGCCCGTGCCTGCATCTTCGTGAAGAAGGTGGGCGCCATTGCCTGGACCGACGGCGCCACCGCTGAAGCGCTGATGCTGTCGCGCGGCATCTCGTCGGCCAACCGCAAGCTGTTCTTGAACCCGTTCGATTACAGCGTGATCGCGCAGGATCTGGGCAACAAGGCCTACATGGGAGACCGCTCGAAGGACGCCTACGAGCGCAGCATGGTGCCGGACATCGCCACCTTTGCGACCTTCCGTACCGACAACGTGAGCAACCAGACCACGAACGGCACGGTGACTGGCACGACGATCAGCGGCAACCAGTCGCACACCGTGTCTGCCATGACCGGCGATCTGCCTACCGACAACCGCCAAGGCGCCTTGGTGGTGGCCGGCGCGAACATCGCCAACACCGTGGCCGGCGCTGCGTTCACCATCGCTGGCGTCAACGCGGTGCACATGATCGACAAGAGCGACACCGGCCAGCCCATGACCTTCCGCATCATCAGCGGCCAGGGCACGGCCAACCTGGTGATCTCTCCCAAGATCGTCATCAGCGGCCCGTACCAGAACGTGACCGCGCAGGCTGCGGCCGGCGCTGCGGTCACGTTCCTGAACAACGCCACCAAGCCGGTGAACGCCTTCTGGGCGCAAGGTGCTGTGGCGCTGGACTACGGCCGCCTGGAGTTCCCGCAGGGCACTGGCGCGATGGTCCTGACGGCCACCACGAAGCAGGGCGTGCCCCTGGTGACGGTGGCGCAGATGAACGCCAAGACTGGCAAGCTGTTCGTGCGGAACACCACGCTGTACGCGGCCACGGTGCTGGACCCCGAGAAGTGCGGCGTGATCGTCGCCAACCAGACGTAGACCCACGCAGGGCGCCAAGGGGCCGGCTTCGGCTGGCCCCGCTTTTTCAACGTCACAAGGGGTCAGGCATGGAATTCCCGCGCATGGTGTACCGCAGCGGCGCGATGGTCGCGCTGGAGAGCGGTTCATACGATTGGCGCATCGTGTCCGAGGCCGAATGGCCCCAGGCCCAGGCCGATGGCTGGCACCTGGACCAGTACGCGGCCAAGGACGCGCACGAAGCAACGCTGCAGGATCAGTCGGCGCCCGCTGTCGATGAATCCGCACCGCCCACGCGGGGCGAGATGGAGCAGAAGGCCACTGAACTGGGCATCAAGTTCGACATCCGCATGGGCGACAAGAAGCTCGCGGCCAAGATCGCCGAAGCGCTGGGGTCGGCGTGACCTGGACCAAACGCCAGATCATCGAGCAGGCCTTCGATGAGCTTGCCTTGGCGAGCTACACCTTCGACATCACGCCCGACGAGCTGCAGGCTGCAGGCCGCAGGCTTGATGCGCAGATGGCGACATGGGCCAACCTCGGCCTGGTGCTGCCGTACAACTTCGCGGCCTCTGCCGTGATCGACGTGGAGGCCGAGAGCGGCCTTCCAATGGTGGCCATCGAAGCCACCTACCTCGCCCTGGCCGTGAAGACGGCGGCCAGCAAGGGCAAGGCGCTGTCCACCAGCACCACCCGGGCGGCCAAGGCCGCATACGACGCGCTGCTGCTGGTGACGGTCAAGGACCAGACCCGCGAAGTGCAGCTTGCATCCGGCACGCCTTGCGGGTCAGGCCACAAGGGGCACACGGCCCTCGGTGGCGCCTTCTTCGCAGACCCCAACACAGACACGCTGAAGCTGGGCGACAGCGGCGGCCTAACCTTTTCTGGAGCCTGACGCATGTCAAGCATCAACCGACTTCCTGTTGTCTCGTCGCTGGCCTCTGCGGACCTGGTGGCGCTGTTTTCGTCGTCGCTGGGCGCTGACGCTGCCGCAACGCTGGCGAGCCTGCTGGCCTGGCTGCAGACCCAACTGAGCGCGGCCGGCGGCTTCCTGACGCAGTACAGCGCGCCTGCAGCTACCGGCTTCAGCGTCACGGTGACGCCGGCCACCACGGGCGCGAGCGTGTTCCTGCTGCTGACGCCTGTAGCGGGCTACGCGGCCGGGACCGTCGTCATGCCTGCCTCGCCCGTGGACCAGCAGGAGGTGCTGGTGAGTTGCACCCAGGCCGTGACCACGCTCACGGTGTCTGGCAACGGCAGCACGATCAACGGCGCACCGGCAACGCTGGCCGCCAATGCCTTCTTCCGCATGCGCTTTGACGGCGTGTTGTCGGCCTGGTATCGCGTCGGCTAAGGGGTTCACATGGCACGCACAGCAGTCGCAGCAGGCGCATCGGTCACGGTCGCGGTCCCTGCGGGGGCG